TGGACCAGTTGCTCCAGTATCACCTTGTGGTCCTTGTGGTCCTTGTGGTCCTTGTGGACCAGTAGCACCTTGTGGTCCTTGTGGACCTTGTGGACCAGTTGCTCCAGTATCACCTTGTGGACCTTGTGGTCCTTGTGGACCAGTAGCACCTGCACCAGTAGCCCCAACCGGTCCTTGAACACCTGTAGCACCAATATCACCATTACCTACTAGCTTTGTTAAATTAAAACCAATATTAATAGGCGTTAACGTACTAGTACCAGAATCTATTTTAAATCTAAGATCTATAACATCACCTCCACTAAGATCAACTAAATCAGTAATACTAAATGATCCGTTTGAATTATTGGAATAACTTCTGCTAGTTTCAGTAGCTGAATCTATTATACCATTTACAAATACCGCTGCTGAAATAAGACCTGCTTGTGCAATATCTAAATTATACACAGCACTTATTTGGTATACGCCAGCTTCGGCAGCATCAATAACTAATGTATTACCTTGTTGACCTCCACCAGATGCAACGCTAGTCATCTGATTTAATTCACCTGCTGTACCTAACCAACCTTGGTATGTAGTGCTTAATGCTAAAGTAGGAACTCCACCGACTTGAGTTAATTCACCGTATGCTACAGATCCGGCAACGGCCCCAGCAGGCCCAGTAGCACCAGTAGGTCCTTGGACTCCAGTAGCACCAACGCTCCCATCTGCGCCAGTAGCACCAATTGCACCAATCCCTGTTGCTCCAGTTTCTCCTTGTGGTCCTTGTGGACCTTGTGGACCAGTGGCACCAGTTTCACCTTGTGGTCCTTGTGGACCTTGTGGACCAGTGGCACCAATTTCACCTTGTGGTCCTTGTGGACCAGTGGCACCAATTTCTCCTAGCGGTCCTTGTGGTCCTTCTGGTCCTTGTGGCCCTTGTGGACCAGTTGCCCCAATTCCACCAGTTAAACCAGTGGCACCAGTTAAACCAGTGGCACCAGTAGCTCCAGTTTCTCCTTTATCACCAGTCACAACAAAGGAAACGATTAACTCTTCATCCAAAGTAAATGGATTAGGATCTGTTGATGCAGTTGGAACAACATCAATGTCCCACCAACCAGTATTATCAGTAAGATCACTTATTTGAAAAAGTATAAATTCAGTTGGATCAGCTGCCGAACTAAGCCTAACATGACCCTTTGGTATTGATGTTGACGCATCTATTGTCTGTAGGAATGATGATATATCAATCCCTGTTTCACCGAAGTCATTAATCATCATTATCGTTGAATCGTTTTGGTCAGCAGCATCATTTAAACCAACATACCCAAAACCTGGATCAGTTACTGAAGTTTCTGTATTAAATTGATAACTAAATGAAGCTCCACCAAAAGTACCATCTGCACCAGTTGCTCCAGTATCACCTTGTGGACCTTGTGGTCCCTGTGGACCAGTTGCTCCAGTATCACCAGCACCTGTGGCTCCAGTTTCACCTTGTGGACCAGTTGCTCCAATTTCACCTTGTGGTCCTTGTGGACCTTGTGGACCAGTTGCTCCGGTTTCACCTTGTGGTCCTTGTGGACCTTGTGGACCTTGTGGTCCTTGAACACCAGTAGCGCCAAGCCCAGTAGCACCAACTGGCCCAGTCGCACCAGTAGGTCCTTGTGGCCCAGTAGCACCAGTATCACCAGTTAAGCCGGCAGCAGCAGGCGATACGTTTACCCAATTACTTCCATTCCATTGTAAAATATCTGAATTTGACGGACTCGGTGCATTAACATTAGAAAGCATACTTATAGTAGGAGATCCGCTGTTAAGATTAGCTAAGTCTACTTCACCTTCATCAAAGTTATAAACTACATTATTATTAACCCCATCTACATTAGCGGTTAGTGGAGTCCCTGTTGTATTAGTAGCAGTTAACCCTCTAAAGGTTAGTGTAGTGCCGGACATCCCAGCAAAAAGATTATTACCTCCTACTCCAATATTAGTACCTTGATTAACTTCACCGCTTGCACCAGTATTTACTAACTTTATAGAATTTGTTGAGGTATCATACTGCAAACTCATACCAGGCCCAGCGATCAATCTGAACGTATCATTAGGTGTAGTTGAAAAAAGAGTACCATCATCAGTTGTTTGGAAAGTCCCAGTTGCACCGGTATAGTTAAGTACAACTTTTCCAAACCCTGGACTAGCACCTACTGTAATATCACCAGATCCAATACCTCCAATGATATCCCATTCATTTTGATCAAATACACCTCTCGTAGTTCTCTTATTGGCTCTCCACCAAACTAAAGCCTCCGATGATACACTCGTACCGCCAGTAGGTTCAATGACCTCCACCGGGTGATATACAATATGACCCTCTTCATAGGTTCTATCGTCAACCCACGGGTTTGCTACTGCTTTAAAATTATTATCTACTTCACCGTTAAAAAGTTCTCTTTTAACTTCTGTTCTATAGATGATATATTCTTTTAAATTGAATGCCATTTACTTTAGTCTTTTTTTATTTATTCTGGCGGTTCATTAATAATGTTAGCATCATCATAAGGAAATTCTGCTACATTATTATTAGAAGTTAACGCTAACCTTAATTGGTTGAGATACCATGTACCTTCCGACCAACCAGGCTCGGCATAACACGGTGAATAAATCCCAGTTTTATATATCCTATAAATTTCATTATAGTACTTCCTATAGTCCTGTACTGCTTTATCAATGAAAGATTTTTGTCTCTTAGTTAAAACTGCTCTTTGTGTATTTCTCTGTAAATCAAAGTCTGAACCTGTAGTAAGTCTAAAGTCACCTGTTAAATCAGAGGCTCTGTATTCTGTAACAAAGTCATACAAATCACTAGCGGCTAAAAATAACTCAATTGAAACTATGTCACCAACAAAACAGTTATCAAAGGGAATGTAATGCTCCTGGTAAAAAGCATTCAATTCCTCTACACTGTTAAAGTCAGTGAATTCTGTTTTTTGACTAGCCTCATCATAAAAGCCTAGTCTAGTCTTTGACATATTGATCCTATTCTTCTTTAAGTAAACAAAAAAGTCTAGGGTTAATTTAAAAGTTAATGCTTCAACGACCAAGAGGACATACTATTTTTTGTATATATTCAGCCCTTTATAGAATGGTAGTCGTTTATAAGTTTAGAAATATTTCCGTGTGTGATGTCGCATCTATCGAAAATTACTAAATGATCCATGTCTCGGTAATCATCAATCCAATATACATGTTTAAAGCCGGCATTCACTAGTATCTTTGTACACATCTTACACGGTGAGAGGGTAAGCAGAATGATATAGTTTTCAGGATCATATTCCTTAAACTTAGCAATCATATTTACCTCAGCATGGATAAACCCACTTTCACCAGGTGTGAGGGACTCTTCTTCTGTTCCTGTTACATCATTAATGCCAGCTCCGCTATAAGATCCATTATAGCCAAAGCTAGCAATTTTACTAAAGTCTTTTCTTAAAGCCATACACCCAACCTTTGTAGTGGATGAATTAGATAAGTTTCTTATACTTTTAAGAATATCGGTAAATGCTTCTATCTTTATTTGAAGTCGCTGAATTTTGGTATCCATTTCTGCTTGATTAGAGTGGCGTCCATTTTAATGTCTTTATTCTCTCTTGCCAATTTTTTTGCAATATTGACATTTTCCTTATCATCATCAAAGAACTTAAAGTTCCTAAAGCCCATTTGGACAAATTTCATAAAGGCTTCTTTTTTCTTTTGAGCAGTAGATCCAGTAAAGCCTAGCTTAGGATCATTAATAGCAAATATGTAATCTGGGTTAATCTTAATTCCATGATGAGATAAGAAATCATAGATAAGGTCAGCACTATCTCTTGCTGTAATAATACCTACTGGCTTACCTTTTGCTATTGTCCTTTTTAAAATATTGAACACCCATTCAATAATCATGCCACCTTTAAGTATATTAGGATTTTGAAAATCAGAAAAATCCATCTTATCATTAGGTCTCTGCTGAAATGTATTGAATTCTTGTGGTGTAAGCTCTGTAGAAAAACCAGTTTTAGGATTATGAACTTTAATCTTGCTCTTAGTTACAACAAGAGTATCATCAACATCAAATATAGTGATGTCTTTATTGTTCATATATCCTTCATATAGTTTCATACAATATATTTATTAGTGCGTAAGTGTTCTCCCACCAGAGGTGAGATATGGTATAGACCAGTTAACAGTCTCTACCATTCTCGTATATGTGTTTCACTACCGGGAAGCGGAGTGAGTAGCCTCCCATCTGATTTTGAGATTCCTCAAAGTATTGAACAGTTACAGTCTTACCGATAAGTTCATCATGGCGAGTAAGATAGTATTCTCGTTGTTCCTTTGAGAACCCAGATCCTACTGATACCCGGTAACCTTTATGTTCAATAATGATATTACTCAGACCTTCCTTTTCAATCTGTTGACCATTTTCAGTCCATCTCATTGTGCCGTTAGCACATTCCAATACCGTGTATTCAGCATCATGGAATTTCTTAACTTTCAGTAGGTTGTGGCTTCTCTTACCTTCATAACCGATATCCTTACGAACCATGATACCTTCAAACCCAGCCTCTTCGGCTTCTTTGACCATTTCGGTAAACTGTTCTTCGGTAGTCAATTGAACCTGCGGTAAGAATTCCAACATATCAGAGTTAATATTTTCTGGTAGGCGGTCATATCCGTTGCGGAGTCTTTCAGTAAGAGGTGTGGTACCAACCTTATCATCAAATTCATCTAAGGTTAAGTAATCAAATACAAAGAACTTAGGATTTTCAATTTGATGATTCTTCTTTCGGATCTGTTTCATAATTCCTTGGAAGTCTTCATTACCATCTTTATCAACCATACAGATTTCTCCATCTAGGATAAAGTCTCCACCTATCTTAGAAATTTCATCGGCAAGTTTACCTAGAGTTTCAAATTCTTTTCCGTTCCTTGAGAAGAATGTAACTGTGTTCATTTCCTTACGGCAGATACAACGGACACCATCCAATTTTCTAGAACCGTACCATTCTCCACTTTGAAAATCCACTCTGTTTGGGTTGTAGGCATTTGCCAAAGCCACCTTAAAGGTAGGAATAAGTTCTGGGTGGATTGCCTTATTGATAGAGGTAGTGCCACAGCCCATATTCAGATCCCGGTTAAGAATTGAATAAATAACGGTCTCCCATTCTGGCCATTCTTGAATGAAGCGGTTTACATTAGCAATTGCAGAGTGACCAGTACAGACCCGGTTTCTAAGATCGTCTAATAATGTGAAGATGCTACCGTAAGTAAAGCGATGTCCTAGAAGATCTGAATTCTTTCTACAGTTCTTTGGAGTAACATTGTACTTATAGTAAGGATTGTAGGTATAGAAGAAAACCTTTTGGAGAAATTCCCTATCCTCATTCTCCTCAGAGTTGTCAGCATATTTTTTGAGGGTTGCAATTTTATGATTCCCTGAAGAAGATGATTGCATTTCTTCTAGGAAGGATTGCAGATAATTGAGATTTGTGTATTCAGTCATATTCCGTTTAAATTTGTATATTATAAATATAATACAAATAATTGGGAATTGAAAATTTTTCTAGGACTTTTTTCAAAAAGTTATTAACAATTTTTTAGTTGGTCTTGTATCTCTTTTATCTTAGCGCATCTTTCATAGTCTTCCTTTTCTTCAAAATGTTTTAAGATTCTATCTAAGCTATGGATCTTATGCTTGGCAGTTTTTTCATCATAGTGTAATACTTGATCAGGAAACATAGTAATTACATTATAACATAAGATCATATAATGGTCCCAGTCTCCATGTTCAAGTTGAGCCAATAGGGCTTTTAGAAATTCATCATCATTAAACGCCATCTTGTATATCTTTCATTCTTTTAACTAACTCCTCCTGTTCTTCTGTTAAACTTTGTGGTATATCAACTAAAACATTAACAAAGAAGTCACCATATATGTTAGGATTATGATAACTAGGAAAACCTTTTCCTTTAATTCTTAGCATTGTTCCATTCCTTACACACTTAGGTATAGTATAGCTTATGGTTTTGTCAAATACTTTAATCTCGTCTTTCGTTCCTAGTAAAGCATCATAAAGATTTACACGCTTTATTGTATGTAGCCCTTTTTGATCTAAGTAGAAATTTGGATCATCTTGGATAAGAACAGTTAGGATAAGATCCCCGTTCTGCTCTTCTGTCATTCCTCTTTGTCCTAATCCCTTAAGCCTCATCTTTTGGCCTGGTTTAACCCCACGATTAATATTAACACTTACTGTTTTTGTTCCTAGTCTTATTTCTCTCCTAGTACCTAAATAAGCTTCTTCCAATGTAATATAGACCTGAGCATTTACATTACCTCCTTTACCATTAAAGCCATACCTTTGATTAAACATATCAGAAAATCCACCGCCGTTTGCATTTCTAACAAACTCATCAAAGAACGCATCATCAAAACTGCTAAAAGGGTTTGAATTAAATCTTGCCTTTTTCTTAGGATCAGTTAATACGTCATACGCCTCAGCTATATCTTTAAACTTAGACTCGTCACCGCCTCTATCAGGGTGATGCTCTTTTGCTAATTGCCTATATGCTTTTTTAATATCTGCATCTGATGCATCTCTGCTAATTCCTAGTATTTGGTAAGGATCTTTCATTTCCAAAATATCTGTACACAGACTAAAGCCACCGCTAAAAGTAGAGACACTATTGTTTTTAAGTTAATACCTTCACCTAGAAAAATGTAAGTGCATAAAGCAAAGACAACTATTCCACTTGAGAACCCAATAAACCTACCTGGCCAAAGCACCCCACCAAAATGAGTAACTACAGCTGCTGTTGCTTTAATAAAAATGTAACTAGCCAAAGTCCCAAATATGATTGAGATAGTCCATGGGTTTTCTTTAAACCAAGGCCACACAAATTGACCATTAGATTGAAACCAAATTAGACATTGTCCAATAAAGAAAAGAATAAATGCAAGTATTAAGTTATTCATTAGTGTAATATTTGTAGCCGTCACGTTCCGCATGACTTAACCACATATCTAAGTCTTTGGCAGTTATCCAACTTGAGTTACTAAAATCGTTATCTCCTTTTTTCTTTGACCTATAGATGTTCATAAACCATCTTTCATCAGGATCCTTTTTATCTATCTCCCACCAATACCACACCCTTTGCCAAGATCTAGGTTTCTTTAGGTAGCATTTTTTACCTTCATCTAAAGCTTTAAGAAATTCCTCCTTACTTATCGGACTGTCTTTCTTCATTGAGCTTTTTCATTTGTAATGTTTTAAGCTTTTCATCAAGCTTAAACTTCTTTTCTTCTAATAGGTTAGCCTTTTCCATCTGAGCACTAATCTTTTCCAAAACAGACACGAGTTTAGGAATATCCGATTCATAGTATTTTCGACCCATTGAGGTTCTAAAAAAATCTGACATAATAAGTTGTTTATTTTTATATGTTATTTCATGACTTAGTTTCATGAATATATAATCAAAATAACTATCATATGAAAAAAGTACCATTATTTGAAGATTTTGTACCGGTAGGATTTGGTGGAGATAATGCTGCATCGTTTTCTTTAGGCGGTGTAAACAATGTAGAGACCGGATATAACATGGATGCCATCGTAGGTCCTGTGGATCAATGCTGTAGCCATGTAGCTGAACAGGCAAATATGTATGAAACAAATGATAACCCAGATCATACAGCAGAAGCTTACATTAAAGAAGCAAAGAAACACATTAACGATAAGATTGATGAAGCATGTGAAAACTATAGTGCAACTAATGAAGGTACTATTAATGAAGGTACTGATATTGGTTCTTGGAATCAAGGTGGAGTTAGAGGTAACGAAAATGTTTTAGTAACTACTTTTGCTGGCCCTAAAGATATTGAAGATTTTGGCTTAGGTAGAAAATGTATGCAAATAAATGTAGGGAGAAGC